CTCTGGTAGTACACGAGTCCAGGCTCGCCAATCCATGCCGCGACTGTAAACCACTGCTGTGGCACATAGCGACATAAATATCAAAGTCTGAACTGGGAACGTGCAAGCACTTCCCGCTGGTGCGAACTTTCGGAAGCGATAATGAGTCCCGTTAAGGACAAAGAACCGCGACCGGCACGCATGGAGCGCGTCTAGGAGGGAGTTATCACCCCCCCCAAATACGTACTCCACCAGTCTTGTCGATATACGGTCGGACGCCGCCGATAAATCAACGGTAGCCATCTCTCCGCTTCGTGACGCCTCAAGGGCCATTCGCTGTGAAAGCGTCTGGTCCCGAAGGTTAATCACGGTCGATAGGAACGTATCAGCGATTCTCTCTTGGAGAAACCGCTCAATCGAACCCTGCATCCACATATGAGCGACAGGTTCCTTGCAGATAATGCGAGGACCCTTTTGCGATTTAGGGACGCACAAGACTACAGAAGGATACTCCCGCTCCAACGGCTCGCGGCCCTGCTCACGTTGAACAGTGCCAAAAGCAGAAGAAGCGTGGAAGTCCCACGGAAAGTACTGCTGAAGCTTCCTCGGCCAATGCGCGAAATCATATTTGAGCGCACCACCCGGGTCGGCAACAGCACCAGGACCATGCTTGGGCCTGGCCAGCCAAGGGTCGAAAGCCCCGATCATAGATCGGAGCTGATCGCATACCTTACGGTACACGACCCAAAACTCGGCTGGAACATCATCGCTTACTCCGCCATCACTGGCGAAGAGAGGCAACGGAGCAGGCGCTCCCCATAGGGGGTGACCTTCCCGTCTGACCCATACAGGATCGTCGAGATCCCAAGTGTCAGGATGATGACTCGGAAGACTCGCATCAACTGCGAGAAATTCAGAGAGGGACGCATCCCTGCGTTCTTCACTGCAATCTACCTCCACTTTCTTCGCCATCAGTAACCACTGACGAACGAAGGCTATGGCGGTAACATCCGGGTCAGGCACAAGCGTACCATCTTCAGTAAAGATCCTCGACCATAGACCATGAAGGTACTTAGGCCGAGAGTCCGAATGCGACTTGCGCCCGAAGCCGCGAGGCCTGGGCACTTGAGGCGAGTCGAACAAGGATCCTTCTGCAAGGGACTTCTGAAAGAAGTCGCACATCGCTGGTTGGCTTAAGGTTATAAACCCCAAACCTTCCACCTTTAATGCAGACCGGAGGCGAGCTAAGTCACGTCCGATCTCCTCTGAGATGGCTGGATATGTGCTAGTGATGTCCTTTGCAAGGGCACCATACAGCACAGAGAACATGTCACAGTAGCTTTTCACATCGACACCTTTCGTGTTCGAGATCTAAAGTTGCTGGCTTTTACACCAGCAGGGTAACCCTTACGAGTCGCCCTGCACGATCGCGGCGAGCTGAGCTGCCACGAGAACACCGAGAGCGTCCGACAGATAGTCGAGCGCTGCTGGATCCGTTCCCACCTGCCCCCGAAGGGTAGTGGACACCGTCAGAACCTGTTCAAGGCTCGAAACGGTGGCGTACACGGTGTGCTCTACGAGCACATTATGGACGTCGAACGAAGAACCGCCTTTGCCCTTCTGGGTAGAATGGCGAATTTTCAGGGTG